CCAATTGCCTTTGGATAGGTCCAAAGCATCAATGGTGTTTATTCGTTCTACCGCTCCGCTTTCTTGTCTAGGTAGATAAGTTTTCGGAAATCTGCGGTGAATTCTTTTCGCCACGTTTTCTGCTACGACGTGAACAGAACTTGGGATTCGATACGATTGTTCTAATGTTTCTGATCCACCTTCAAGCATAATAAATTGATTTACGTCCGCTCCGGCCCATCTGTAAATAGCCTGATCATCATCCCCCGCGCAGTACATACGCTCTGAGTTTTTATCTAGGATGCGAGCTATGTCCCATTGCAAAGCAGATAAGTCTTGAGCTTCATCTAAAAAAGTAAGCTTAAACTTAGGGCAACATTTATCGCTTTCCGCAATAAACATCTCAAGCATATCGGTAAAATCGTAAAGCCCCATGTTTCTTTTGTAATCAGAAAAAGCACGATTAACGTAATCAACGGTGTTCCAAGGAATATCGACAGAACTTTTGTTGTATTCCTCTCTCAGGGAAACCTTTTTTAATCGAGCTAGATTAATGAGGCCAAGGATCGGATCTTTTTTACTCGATGCGGTAGGTAGATCATCGTATAGATCCGTGGACCGTGTGCCGTTAAGCACGATCCCAATCGAATTGCTCAATTCTTTATAGTGTTGTTCACTCATAATGTTCTCAAACTTAATTGAGGTCTGAGCCAAAGCAAGACTGTGCAGGGTTCTAAAATAAGTCAGATCCGTTTTAGGATCTAAATTAAATCTAACCGAGGCACGTTCCTTTGCTTCGTTTGCGGCCTTTCTAGTAAAGGCTAGGAAAGCAATCTCATTCGGATGGATTCCGTCCTCAAGGGCTTTGTCCACCATGTTGAGTAGCTTAGTTGTCTTCCCTGTTCCCGGAGGTCCGAATATCCTGTACATCCACCAATCCTTCTTTGTATTTGTTCACGATCTGTCGAACGCGCTCTTTAGTTAGGCCATATCGTTTACCAATTGCAGTCAGAGTTCGATACTCATTAACGTGCATTTGATACATGTCTTTGGCTCTTTTGTCATAATCTAAATCGCTCAAAATGGAGACTCCTTTTGTCTAAATGATGGGATGTTTATCTCTACATCGGCGTTGTCAAAACTAGGTATTTTCCAAACCCGAACAGCTCTACCTTTAATTTTCATAACGGTGTTTTCTCCTTGAATATCCCGTAAGTATTTACCTATCTTGTTTCGTCTGAACTCAAAGAATTTGTTTTTCTTTAAGAAATCTTCAAAGTCTTTCAATCTAAAAAACGTACAAGAAGTTTCTTCATCAGACCAAGGGCGACGTAATAGTATCTCTTCTTTGTCCTGAGCCTGTTGCATGTTTGTGCAAAACTCTTCAAGGTAATCGTAGAATTGACCAGAGGATGTAACGTCTTGTGAGACCTCAATGATTGCTCCGTCGTTTTCTTTCATCTCGGATAGCAAACCACTGACACGACCTTCCCAGTTCTGACGCTTCATCGAACGGGGCATAAAGTTAAGTTGCTCAAGGCAAGCCTTTTGAAAAGAAGCTTGGCTCATCAATCCGTCAGTGTCTAGCTCTAACGGTTCTCCGTTGACATCCATAAACCATATTGGTGGCGTGGAATTGTACTTGCGTAAGTTGGCGATGGTGGCTCCCGCCACTGCCGCGCCGACTCCAAACTTCCGTGTCCGGCACAAATCTTTATTGCAATGAGCGTTAATAGGAGCATCACCACATTTATATGCATAGTCTTTTCTTAACAGTTGTTTCGCTACAATGTTGACTTCCGCCAAAGGAAGCGACGGCTGAAAGTATTCTTGATTGTACTTTAATATCTCGCTCTCCCAACTATCTGGGTGAGCCTTACGTAAGTAAACTCCCATGTTAAACAATCCGTTATTCCTACCGCCCTCCGATATTTTTTGACGGCTAAGTATCTGTAAGCACGGTGGTCCGTCGGCCAAGAGGTTTGTTTCTTTAGCTTCGGGTACTTGTAAGTTCTGTATTTCTTCTGGGGTTTTTACATAAGTTTCGTACAGCTTAATAAATTCTGCTAACGTAGCTGAAGTCGCATCGTCAAGAAAAGCGTAACGCAATCCTTCTTCAGCGTTGTAATACGGTAGGTTTAAAAAATTACCTACGTCTCCACGATCTAAATGTAATTTGATTTGTTTGGGAAAAATCTCGCTCTCGCCGAAGCCCAGAGCAGAAGACATATTCTTAAGGGCTTTTTGCATGTCTTTAGCTGAGACCCATTCATTGCTAAATAAAAAGCAATGCGCGCCGCCCGACTTTGATCGGCAGACGACAAGAGGGAGCGAGAGACCGCGTATTTTCTGAATAAGCGCCGCATGATCAAGCGGGTACTGATCGATATCAATGCAACCCCATTTACAAGAATCGTTTTCGTTAATGGGTATTATACCCAGACCCCTACCATTACCTGCAAGATGTTCTTTAAATAATTCTACAGTGGGTTCTTCTCGAATTACTCCGGCATTCCCCGATTGTTTTCCATTTGCTTTTTGCTTTTCTATTTTAAAATAGCCATAGGCCGACTTTAAGCCTTCAAATATGGCTGCAAACTTTTCAACTGACATATAATCTCCCACGGTGGAAGGGCGGGTTTCCCCGCCCCAGAATGATTAAAACGGTATTTGATCTCCGTTCGTCTCACCCTCTCCATTGTCGTGTTTAACGACAACTTCTCCTGCCGTGATGTCCTCAGAAAACTTCTTAGCTTGATGATACATACCCGCATCCTCAATCTGAGACTCCAAAGACATTTCCCAACCGTGCCAAGATCCCTTTGAGTTCTCTTCCTGAATAGTCTTCAAGTGGTAAATGTGACTATATCGTGGCGGAGTAAAGGTTCCGTTCTGGCCTTGCATGACGCGGCTTGCCATAATTGAATTCCACTTCCTTGATTTCTTTAACTGAGTGGATTTCATCGCAATCAAAGCAGGCTCGACGCTTCCATCCTCGTTTAAGATCAAGACAAAATGTTGATGAGTCTCTTCAATATATTCGCCATTACCTCCCACAACATATTCTTTGTTGTCCTCCGCTGACCGCTCGGTCTTAGGCCGTTGGTCTTGAGGCGTGTAGATGGCACTTGGTGCTCCATTGCCAGAACCACGAGGAGCCCACTGAATAAAACGTCTCTGATAAGCACATGGGATAACCTTTATACCTGTCTTACCCTTGTACACTTTACCAGTAACGGTGTTGTAGATATCCCCCTTACGAGCCTCTTCGTTCTCGTCAAGAACTGGATCATTACCAGATAAGACTTTAACGAAAGGTAGCGCCAAATCTTCCTGACCTACGTTTTCCAAGCCCTTACCTGCATCTTGCTCAAAGATAGATGGATCAAAAATAGTAATACCCTGTTCTTTTTTCTTCGCTACTTCAGTTTTTGTTGCCATTAGTTACTCCCCTTTTTACGTTTAATCGTCGCACGTTGCCCTACCCATGCTCCAAAAAGCTCCATTGGAAACTCGTCACCTGCCTCGACTCGTTCCTTAATAAAAGCCCTAAGTGTTTGCGGATGAACTTCCGTTTTGGTCTGGGCATCGAAACCATTCTTCATCGCAAATTCTGCAAAGTCTTTTGCGACCTCGTCTTCGCCCTTGCCAAAGCTACAAGCTACGGTGTTTTTTATAATGTCATCATAGTCATTATCCCGAAGCCAATCATAAGCGGCGGATCGGTTATCTACCTTAATCGAAGCACCGTATGTTTGTTTTACTTCAACTGTTGAACCATCATCGAGTTCTAACTTGTTCAAGCCTAGCTCAATAAACATCCCTGGCAAATCTTCATCGGTAAGTTTAAGTAAAGCTTTCTTCTCGACTGATAGTTTTTCTTCAAGGTCAGAAATAAGTTCTTCCTTATCTCTAATCTTTTTTGCTACGTCTGCCACTGATTTCAAACCATCTTGATTCAGACTTTCTATCGAGCCTTTGCTCGGACTAGTGTCTTCCTCCATTAATTTCGTCAAGTCCATTTTTTCTCCTTTCGTTGTTAAAGACCATATCGGGCCTTGACAAAGACGTATATTATACTATATCGTACACATGTCAATAGCCAAAAGGAAAAAAATGAAGAACTACGAATTCGAGACCAAACCCTTCGATCACCAGTTAAACGTGATCCGTGATTCGTGGGCCGCGAAGCACTATGCTTTATTCATGGAGATGGGAACCGGAAAAACCAAAGTTGCTATAGACACGATGGCTATACTCCACGAAGAAAACAAGATCAACGCAGTGTTAGTTATCGCACCTAAAGGTGTCTATGATAATTGGGTTAGAAAAGAAATCCCCGTGCATCTGCCTGAAAGGATAGCGCGAAACATTGTCCGTTGGCAACCTAATATTACACAAAAATTCCATGACGAATTAGAGCCTTTTGTGTTAGACCCGTTTGACGGTATAAAAATATTTGTTATGAACGTCGAAGCGTTTAGCACAAGTAAAGGTGTACAGATCGCTAAAGTGTTTTTGAAAAAGAATCCAGACAATATGGTTATTGTCGACGAGAGCACTACGATTAAGAATAGAAAAGCGGCTAGAACAAAAAATATCATTAAGTTACAAGACCTTAGCAAGTACCGACGAATACTGACAGGATCTCCCGTTACCAAAAGTCCTATGGATTTGTTTAGTCAATGCGAATTCTTGAATCCTAAGTGCTTGGGATTTAACAGCTACTATGCTTTTCAAGGCCGTTACGCCAACGTGCAACAACGTGCAATGGGTCATCGTAGTTTTAACCAGATCGTAGGTTACCGTCGTTTAGATGAGCTTAATAATAATCTCGATAAGTTTAGTAATCGAATACTTAAAGAAGACTGTCTCGACTTGCCAGACAAACTCTACATCCGACGCGATGTGCCGTTGTCCGTGGAGCAAGCTCGGTTGTACAAGCAGATGAAGAAGTTAGCCTTGGCTAAACTAGAAGATGGCGAGTTAGCTACAACCGCTAGTGTGCTGACGCAGATCATGCGGCTTCAACAGATATGCTGTGGTTTTTTACAACCGGATGATGGCGAGATTCAGAGTCTGGATAACAACCGGATGGACGAGTTGTTAACTATTTTGGATGAGACGCAAGGCAAAGTCATTATCTGGGCTTCGTATACTCATGACATAAAAAAGATCCGTGATACGTTAGCCGAAAAATATGGTGAAGAATCAGTGGCTTGCTACTACGGCGAAACGCCGCAGGACGAACGCCAGACTATTGTCGAAGAGTTTCAAGACAAGGACGGCCCTTTACGTTTCTTTGTGGGTCAGCCTCGAACAGGAGGCTACGGTATTACTTTGACGGCGGCTAACACGGTTATCTATTACAGCAACAGCTACGATTTGGAGATTCGATTACAGTCGGAGGATCGAGCGCATCGTATTGGTCAGACAAACAAGGTGACATACATTGATTTGGTGTCACCAAACACTATCGACGAAAAGATATTAATTGCGCTTAAAAGCAAAATTGATATTGCTGGTCAAGTTTTGGGCGAACAAGCCCGTGATTGGTTACTTTAAGGAGGCGTTATGAAAGACAATAGCAACTGGAATTTAAGATTTAACCGAAGCTCAAAACAATTTCTTGGATACAGCTTAAAATCAAAAGATTTTAAACGAGGTTCGTATCCTTATTTTGTTTCGGAAGGTGAGGCTTGTTTGGTAATTGCAGTACTGATCGTGTTAAGTGGTGTGTTAGGGGCTATCTTCTTTTAAGAAACCGCTCAATTCGTTGTAGCATGTTGTCATCCGTCTGCGAAGGAACAGGGAAACGTAATTCAGTTGGGGTAGCGAAAGGGCTTTTACCTTCCGATAACCTATCTTTTGCGTACATCCGTGCTTTCATTATTACTTCTACAGAAGGTTTCTGTCCTTGAGAAGATCTACGGATAGTATCTTGTAGTTCCTCTGAAGTTAAAGTAGGAACTATTGAAGGGTATTCTCCGATGTCTTCGTCATACAAAGAATATTCAGTTACAGCTTGACCACTAGGAGACGTTGTTTCTCCAAAGTAACCTAACCCTTTTGCACCTTCTCCGCTATTTCTAATGCCATACGGGGCAAGTCCCATTGTTGTTTTTGAAGGACGTAAACTTGCAATGCCGTCGCTTACCGCGCCGCCGTCTTCGAAACCTTTTGAAAAGAATTTTTGGTATTCTTTAATAGCGTTTTCGTAAAGCTTACGCTCTGAGGGAGAGTTATATTTATAACTGTCATAGATTTTAAGTAGATCGTCAAAACTAGAAACTTCACCGGAAGACACAGGTAAAGTTACAGCGGTCCCTTCGCTTGTTAAAACGTTTTGTGGTTTCCCTTCAGGCGTTTTAATTATCTGCGGCTTTATTTCAGACACGTCCGCTAATATTTCATCCTGCATAGGTATCAACTCGTTCGCCAATCTAGA